TCTATGGTAAATTCTACATCTTTATAGAAGCCACCAGCAAACTCTACATCAAGTTTGACCACATATCTGGTTTCTTCGTAATCTCTTAAACCACCTACTGATATTTCTTCAGTTCTTACAATTTTAGAGGTAAGAGTTTTGCCTAGTAAAGTCCATTTAATTGTGTTATTTTTTTCTACTTGAAACTTGTCGGCGTGAATTACTGGCATTCCAGAATTACCCGTATCAAATTTTGAAATTAATTCGCCAAAAGGTTTTATGGTCAAAATCTCCTTGAAACCACATTCCGTTGGCACAGAATATCTATTCTCCTCATTTGCAAAATGTTTAATAACTTCTTTTGCAATGTTTTGACCTGTAGCGTCTTCAATACCCTCTGTACCAGGAGAAGAGTTTACTTCTAGGAAAAATGGTGGTTCTTTTTCTCTGTTCTTACTAGGTATAAAATCAACAGCAGTCCAATAACCACCAACTGCCTTTGAAGCTAGTAAGCATTGTTCTATTTCTAATTCTGTTAGTTTAATACTTTTTGGTTTAGAACCTTGCGATACGTTAGACCTAAAATCTCCTTCAATTACAGGTCGTTTCATAGCCGCTAAAAATTTACCACCTAATATGTGTACTCTGACATCATATTCTGTTTTAATATATTCTTGTATTAATAAATCTGCGTCTTCATCTTGTTTGTGTATAAGTTGTACAATTGAATCTAAACCTTTTGGACTATCTACAAATAAAACACCAACACCTTTTGACCCTCTTAATGTTTTCATAATTAAAGGAAACTTGATACCTGATTCATCAACTATCTCATTTGATTTTTCGGGGTCATTAATTAATTTTGTTTGAGGTTGTGTTAGACCATAATCTGCAAGTCTTAATGAAGTTCTATATTTGTCAGCACACATATTAATTGTAGTTCTAGGATTTACCAACGTTGCATTGGCTCTCTCTAATATAGATACAAAATCCATCCAACTATCTTTACGTGTAATAGAACCACGAACAACAGCAACGGTCATTGCGCCTACTTCAAAACCTTTTTTATCGTCTTTGTTATGAAATTTACGGATGCCGTCTTCGTATGTGGTATAACCACCAGTAAGTTTGAATAGATAGTGTGGATATCCTAACTTATCACATTCTTCCTGTAATCTGTCGGCAGTATGAAAAGTCTTTGCCTCTTCAGGTTCATCTGTAATAATCAGTAACCTTAAAAAGTCTTTTTTAGCTTCTGTTATGTAATCTTTAAACTTGCTTACCTGCATTTTCGCCATCTTTATTTTCAGTTGGTTTTTTACCTATATTATATTTAGCATTTAATGTCCACTCTTTTTTCTCTTTATATGGTAAAACTTTTATTTGTGATAATGGCGCTTTATTTTCTACTTTAGATTTATCAACAATATCAATTAAATTCCAATCTTGTAGTAATAAAGCAATTGTATTTCGTCTTTGTATATCGTTCTCAACCAACGTTGATTTTTTACCATCTAAAGCAAATAATTCTTTGAAGTGTGTAATAAAGTATTTACCTTGCTTATGTAAAATATGACAAGATTGAAACAAAGTTTTATCTTTTCTACTTGCTACACCGATTCTTGTAAGGGTTTCTCTGACTTTTAAGAAGTCATCTGGTTGTTTTATAGTGACCTCAAGCATTTGCTCTGGCGACCACTCAATAGTATTTTCACTCATTTATTTTTTCTCCCACCTTTTTTCAGGCCTAATTTTATATTTTCAATTTGGTCATCTGAAATAAGATTAAGAGCTTCTTTTGCCTTTGAATTACTATAGCCATAATACTCTTTGATTACTTCTAGGTCTTTGACTTTCTTTTGAGATAGCCACTTCCCACCAAATCGCTTCTTCTTCCTGATACTATTTATTAAATAGTGAAATTGCATACGCTTTGGTAGAAAATGTAATCCGTTCATTTCGTTGCTATGCATTATTGTATCATAAAACATAGAGAGACAACGATTGATTACAAAAGATGGATACTTCTTTTCCCAGGTAGGGTCGTCTGTATCTAATAGTTTTTCTTTTGTTTCATTGATTGCTTTTAGATAGTCTTTTAGTTCGTACATTTTTGTTTCTGCCCATATAGTAATCGCCAGGTTCATAGTCCCAACGTTTACCGTGGTGACCTCTGACATCTGCATAGGCCATTCTAATTTTAACTATTATTTTTCGTAGTGCTAATATCATTTGAATTTACAATTTGCCATTATTTCTGTTAAACAAGCGACCATATTAATCTCTTGGTCAGCAACAAAGGCTGATTTATATTGATATCCAGCAATAATCAACACCGATTGAGGTACAGAGTTGCCCTCTAAATTATTATACAATAGAGAATATATTGTAGAGAATAAAGATGATGGTTCTTTGTCAAGATTATTTATTACCCATTTTCTCATATCATTAAATCTTTTCTCTTTTAGTATCTTAATTAACTCTTTAGTATTGGCCTCTGATAGACTAAACAAAATACCACTATCAATCTCACCTCTAACAGAATATCTTTGTAGTTCATTGATAGTCCGTCTGAAATCTGGATAGTGTTTCTGTATTAGTTCGGCAAGTACCTTGTTATCATATTTGACCTCTTCATCATCAAGTATTTTACCTAGTCGTTTTAAAAGCGCCTGTGCTGTCTTTACTTTCTGACCATTCTTGATTGCAAAATCAATAACGGTACAACGACTATGTAATGCTGGTAAAATCTTGCTCTTATAGTTGCAAGTAAATATGAATCTACAATTACTATGAAAGGTCTCAATGAAGTTTCTTAAAGCAGGTTGTACAGACTCGGCGTTCATATAGTCTGCCTCATCTACAATAACTACTTTATGATTAGATTGTTCAGTTAATGATACGGTTGAAGCAAAGTTTTTAATCTTGTTTCTTAACGTATCAATCTGTCGGCCTTCATCTGAACCATTGATAATAATGTAATCTGCACCTAACTCCTCACATAAAGCACGTGCTACGGTGGTTTTACCAGTACCAGCTGTGCCAGATAATAATAGATTAGGTATTTCTTTTTGTTTTAAAAACTCTGTAAAAGTTTTTTTAGTATCTTCAGGTAAGATACAATCACGTATTTTTTTAGGACGGTATTTTTCAACCCACAAATAATCACTCATAATATACCTCTGATTTAAAATTCAGAATCAGGTTCAATTGCAATCCAATATTGTATTGGTTTACCCTTGTTTATGAAATGACTTATTTTTGCCTTTGATATTGCTACGTCATAGTCATCTGGTATCATCTTAAAGTTTTCTGTTTTAAAGTAAGCAGTAAACTTCTTATCTGATTCACCTACAACTATTGAGTAGTCATTTGATGGTGTTTTCTTATCTACAGCCACTATGCTAATCTCTTTACCATCACCTTTTACAGCAATGTCTGGTAAATTTAAAGTGGTAACACCACGCATTAACTTAGCAAAGTTTTCTTTCTTTAGCGTAAAGGTTACAAACTTGTCTGGCATAGCAATCGTTTTTGTAGGTGCTACTACAACCGATTTATCTGCGAAATAATATTTGATTGATTGTCTTCCGTTTGCGTCTTTGATTACCATATTTTGAGCGCCGTTAAATTTTAACTCTGACTTATCAAATAAGTCATATGCTCTCAAAAATTCAGGCAAGTCATAGATAGCAAACTCACTTTCAAACTTCTCTTTAATATCAGCCTGTGCTAATATATTTTTCAAAGTGGAGATAGTTTGAATTGTGTTGCCTGGTTTTACTAGAATATTCTGATTGATGTCAGAAAAATTTTTTAGTATGGCAACCGTATCACTTGATAATTGCATTATATAGTTCTCCTCATAATTTAATTTTTGGAGCGGCTAGTTGGTAACGCTCCAACGTCTGCGAGTTGGTAACCCGCCGTAATACTTTTATACGATAGCCGCATTATTTAATATACAACAAAGGCGTTCCTTTGTCAATGCTGGAACGCCTCTGTAAAAATAGATTATTTAATATCTATTGTCTTAGCTTTTCTATGTTCTGGTATTACCCTTTCCATAGATACCTTCAAAAGGCCATCTTTTAACTCAGCACCTTTGACTTTTACATCATCAGCGATTGTGAAAGATTTAGAGAAGTATCTTTTAGCGATACCTTTGTGTAGGATTTCTCCGTCTTTAGTATCTTCCTTCTCTTCTTTTTTGGATTTAATTGAAAGTAATCCTTCTTTAAGTTCTACTTCAATATCTTTTTTGTTATAGCCAGCAAGTGCGATTTCTATATCGTACTTATTCTCTCCTGTTTTCACTATATTATAGTGTGGAAAACTAGGCATATTTGTGATAAAGTCATCTTCAAACATTCTTTCAAAATGGTCAAAGACATTATCAAAGCCTACTGATACTGGTCTTAATTGATTGAAAAGTGATATTGCTCTATTGGTCATTGTAACCTCCTTTGTTAAGCAAAGTTATTTTCATTCTTACTGACAACCCATTAAGGCATTGTCATTATTATTTATATGGGGATTGTTTTAAAAATTACAACCCCCATACAAAATCTTTTTACATAGATACTATACGCACAGCTTCTTTTCTAATTAAAGGAGTAATTTGTCCTAAAAAATGAACCATACAAGGGTGTGTATGTGTGAAACCATTTGTACGTTTTTTACCATTATGTTTTGGCGTCATCTGTCTATAATATTCAACTATAGCGCCGTCTCTCCAAAATATTTCAGCACAAATATAGTTTATATCTTTAATACCACCTGATATAGCCATATCTGCTAAACTCAATTTCTGTCTTCTAAACATTGAAGACTTATTGTATTCTTTAAAATATTCAGTAAAGAAATTTGATAATTGAAGTCTATCAAATAAAGGTTCTCTAGCGTCTGTGCCGTGCCATTCTGTTAAAGACTTAAACATTGAAGCAAAGCCTTTGATAGCACTATTAATTATCTCTTCCTCACCTGTAATTTCAGTTGCAATTTTTCTAGCAACACCTACAGCGGCCGAAACATTTACATCGCCGTATTTTTTAAAGTACCCATTACCCTCACCTTTATTAAGGTCCATAATAGATGATAAAGTAGGCCATTTTCTCTTGACCTTTTTATCATTTAAATAAACTTCAATATTAGTATCAACTTTTTCAAGTTCCATAATGCCTTCATAATTTAATTTTGACTTTCTTAAAAAATTAAAACACTCAACGGCTTCACTTCTCTTAGCTCTAAAACCAGAATGAAACTTTTGAGTTTCTTTCTGTGATTTTCTATCGCCAGCATCCGAATGGTGGCCATCTGATTCTATTGTTATAAAATCTTTTTGTTTTAAGTTCTCTTTAAATTTATGAAAAAATACTTTAAATAAGTATTCAACAGGCTGACCCTTATTTGCTAATTTCTTCATAACAAATCGGTGGTTACCCATATTTTTAGTTAAGTATAAATTTAATTTATCTTTTACTAGTTTGTATCTGATATAACCATTAAGAACACCTGCGTCTTCATCAACAAATCCTTTTGGCTCATCATTACCATAAATTACCTGTTGTAAATTAGATAAACATTTTGTATAGTCTACCTGACTAGCTCTGTCGTATCCACCTAAAGTAGAATCACTAGTCCATATTTGATAATCTTTTACTCTACAAATAAATGATTTATCACTATCTGTTTCTGGATTAAAGTTGGCAACAACTTCCTCTAAAGTAGGATAATTAGAATAATCTGAATTATCATTATACTTATCTAAATTATTTAATTCAGATTCGGGATATTGTTTGTTGAAAAGTTTAATGTTTGACGTTAAGTCGTCAAATTGGGGTTTATGTTTTGAGTCATAACTGACTATTTCTACGTTTTTCATTTTAGTTCCTCTTTACTATTTTAGCAAGAGACTCTTATTCGAGTCAATTGTTTTTATAATATACTTTTATTTATACGTTCAATATACTTCATAATTAAAAAAATGTCAATGGTAGTTTTTGCATATTAGAGGCTATAAAAACTACCAAACCGAGCCGCAGCTTAAGTTGTTTTTTGGGGTGTACAACCAGGCGCAAATGCCAAACAAACACATCTAGGTCCACTCTCGCTTTGCTAGATTCAATTCGGGCAGAGGTAGGTCTCACCCTCTTTACACTAACGAGTCTTACCTCGCATATCCGACTTAACGGCTACGAAGACCATTGAGCCCGAAACTTTAAATTCTGTGGTGGTTTTTAGAGAACCACCTAAACTCACCAGTTCGTCAATAGAATTAACAGGCTCTGGTCGCCTCTCCACGCCAGCAGGTCTTATGAATTGCCTGCTCATCTATATTTATCATCATCTAGGCACAGGCGGGGAAATTAGTAACCTCTTATTTGTTCAAGTTTCTTCATCTTCTTTTTGAAGTTCTTGATACCCTCTTTTTTCTTCCTACGTTTAATTTCAGAAGGTTTTTCGTAGTATTGTTTTTGTTTAAGCAATCTAACTATGCCCTCTTTTTGTACTTTTTTCTTAAGCACACGCATAGCTTTTTCAAGATTACCTTTTCTTACTTCAACCGTTATTGACATCTATTTACCTCCCTTCAATCTATCTCTATCAGAGGCGTCAATACACCTCATAATAATATATAACATAAAAATAGAGAATGGTATCCCTATTGTTAAAAATAAAACTGCGTGACCAATATCAAACATAAATTCTTTCTGTGTAAATGTGGTGGTGGGACACTACTCCCACCACCTAGGACTTACACTATGTTAGAGTTTTAGATAACGTCTCCGTCATCTGAAGACTCGTCCTCTTCATCCGTTTGAGAAGCTACATCTGCCTGTCTTTGCTGTTCTGCTATTTGCTCAGCAGAGGCACCAGCGTCAACTTTAGTATATAACTCTGTAAACGAATTCTTTGTATCATCATCAAATCTATTAGTACAAACTTCAATCGCTTTCATTTTGTTTTTGAAGATTGCATAAGCTTGGATAATGTGTACTAATCTTCTTGTTGATATAATCTCATCAACACCACCATCAAAGTAGGTTTTTCTGATTACATCAGCCCACGTTACCAACTTCTTACAAAAGTCGGCGTCTTTTTTGCCTGACTTAGCAAGAGTATTGACCAAGATTTTTTCTTCAATCTTAGCAGTAGGGTATTTCTGTTCAAAGGTAATTGGAAATCTTTCCAAGAACGCCTCGTTAAGAACGTTAGTACCGATAAATTTACCATCATCACTACCTTGACCTTTTGTATTGGCAGTAGCAATAACGTTGAAACCATTTTTAGGTTTTACGAATCTGTTAATCTTTTTAACAAAGATACCAGAGCCTTCTAAAATAGGTTGTAAACACATTATCTTATTAGACGCAAGGTCAATCTCATCAAGAAGTAATAAAGCACCTCTCTCCATCGCCTCAATAACAGGACCATTCTGCCATACGGTTTGACCATCTTTAAGTCTATAACCACCTAACAAATCGTCCTCGTCTGTTTCAATAGTAATGTTAACCCTAATAAGTTCTTTTTTTGCCTCGGCACAAGCTTGGGTCACACCCATAGTTTTACCGTTACCAGACAAACCTGTAATGAATACAGGATAAAACATATTAGATTTTACAATTGATTTTAAATCTGGATAATTACCAAACGATACGAATACCGAGTCTTTTTTCGGTACGATATCACCAACTAAAGATGAAACCACAAAAGCGGCCTCTGATTTAGTTTCGGGTGCTGTGTTAATAACTTTTTCTGTTTCACCAGAGTCAGTTTTAACTACATCATTTTCCGTAGGTAATTTGAATAGTGATTTACCAACTTTGTATTCACTATTTTTAATCAACCATTGTGGCGCATATTTGCAACCAAAATGTTTGTTGGCTTCTTTTAATTCAGAAACCGTCAATTCGTTTGTACCAAACTTTTTAACAGCGTAGTCAACGAATTCTTGTTGTTTAGTATTCAACATAGTGTATTGTCCTTTCGTTTTCATTTTAATTATACATATATCCTATCATACTGATTCGCATTTGGCAACCTATAAAAAAGCATTGTTTTATGCGACCTCCTGTATGAATTTATTTAATACTACTCTTGAAGTCAATCTATTCTTCATTGCACCAGCAAAGATTCTCTTCAACTCACCAGTAGTACCTTTCTTAACTTTGGCTTCTTCAAGACTAAAGTTTTCAACTTTCATCTTTTTACCATCTAGTAAGAAATACTTGTTATAGCCTTCTTTGTTTACAACAACGGCTTTATCTTTTGTCATTTGCTTTCTCATTCTCATATAATCTTTTTCACGACCAGCCCAATCATTTGCTGTTGAATATCTTTCAAGGTCCCACTTTCTAACTCTTTTTAGAATATAGAAACCAATAACATTTGTATCATATTCTTTACCAATATATGCTAATAACATTTCTGTTAAACCAGAACCATAAGAGTCTTTAATTAGTTTTTTACCATTAGGCATAACAAATACTTTTTTCTTATCCCAATCAGGTCTTTCCTCTTGACCTTTGATAGCACCTCTCATACCATTAGCACCACCATCTGTAAGTGTAATTAAAGTCATCTTCTCAATACCATATTTCTTTTTAAACTTTGGTAATAAGTCCATTAAGAATATTAAAGACTCATTTAAAGGTGTATTACCTAAAGAGAATCTACTAGGTATACCATAGCCATTTGGTTTATCATAATCATAGTCTCTATAACTTCTACCATAATTACTATCATAATAATCACCCATATGAAACATATACATCATAGATAAATCTAATTGTCTTTTAGTCATTTTGTGGCTGGCAACATTTACTAAACTAAAGTTCTCAAACATCCAGTCACCATTTTTGTAAATAAAAGATTTATCATAACCAGTTTCATCTGCAAAATATTTTCTTTCACTAGTAAAGAAATAAACCTCAAAAGGTATATTAACTCTTCTAACAAATTCTACCAAGTTAATTAACTGATTAACGGTAGACTTTAAACAATCACTCATAGAACCTGACCAATCAAGCAACATCATCATACCGTGGTTTTTACCATCAGGAATAATAGTCAATCTTTTAAAGATATCATCACTATGTTTGTATCTAGGTAATTTTAATGGGTCAATAATACCAGTTTTATCTGTACTTGCTCTCTTATAAGCAGTAGCGGCTTTTTTCATTTCAAATTCTTTTACAAGATATGAAACCGTCTTTTTGTTTTCTCTAGTAAATTTTTTGTAAGCGTCTTTTAACCACTTATCATATGCTGAAACATTATAATGTCTTCTAGCGTCTAGTTTTTCTTTTTCAAATTCTTTAAAGAAAGTCTGATAAGTAATTAAACCATCTTTGAAATTAGGTTTTGGCAACTCACCATAAACATAACCTTTGATTGAGTCATCTAATAATTCTTTATGTTTATTATCAAAAGCTTCCTGTGTTACCGCTTTTAATAATTTGCCTTCAGTAAAATCACCGCCAGCACCTGGACCATAATGTGAAGCTTCTTCTTTACCTTTTTTATCATCTTCTTTTTTACCATCTTTAGTATCACCATCTTGACTAGAAGATTTTTCATCATCTGCTTTTTGGTCACCAAAGTTATTGAAGTCATTTTTTTCGTCATCACTATCTGAATTGTCATCTGACTCTTGAACAGCATTAGACTCTTCATTGTCATCATCTAATTCTTCATCATCACCAAGGTCATAATTTTTTGCGATAACGTGTTGGTCAAAATCAGGTAATTTTTTCATTTGCTCAACTTGTTTCTTTTGCCATTCTAACATTTCTTTAGCAAGGTCAACGACATCTTTAAAAGTCTTGATGGCGTCAACCTTTGCTAACCACTTTTTATCTTCAGGAGCAAATATGAATGGTAATCTGTTTAATGATTTACTTCTAATATTGATTTTGTCAATCAACATAAGGTCTTTATTAATATCTTTACCAATAAGACCAAAGAAATTCTTTTTATCTAATATATCAAAACCATTTTGATAGTTTCTAACAACACCAGGATATTTCTTTTGAATTAATTTGTCAATTCTAGTATCTTCAAGAACATTAACATATGTTCTTAATTCTTTATCTGTAGCGATTTCTTCCCACTTTTTATAAGGTGTCCATAATGCGTGAGCACATTCGTGAGCAATTAACATATCATATACATCACCTTTTTGCTCTTTAAATATAGGCAATGTTAATACTCTATTCTTAACATCAAACGAAGCTGTCTGTACTTTGTTGTGTTGAATTATAATATTTTCTGTAGCGATTAGTTTGGCAAGATAGCCTTTAACGTCAAGATTTACCATAGTGTTAGTGTCCTTTTTAATCATATATTTCATCCTAAAGGAAAAAATCGTAAATGTCAAGCGTTTATTTCTTCACGGTCCATAACGCTTTCCGCTTATATGATGTTCTGGTAATGTTCTTTTTTGATAGATTCGTGCTACCGATTGTCGCCGGAACCTGATAGTTTCCCACGATTCGCTCTGTCTTGTAATTTGTCTATGTTTAACTTAGCAATAGATTCCAAGTCCCAACCAATATCACCAGCCAATACGCTGAGATACCAGAGACAATCGCCAATTTCAGAGGCGATATCTTTACTAACATCTTTAATTTCTGTTCCATCACGGAGCACTTTCTTTACTTTATTCGCAACTTCACCTGCTTCGCCTGCTAAACCTAGTGCTGGATAGACCATCGCTTTGTCTTTTGGGTATATCGCCGTGCTTTTTGCTAGAGTTTGATACTCGTTTATTTGCATTTATTTATCTCCCTACGTTGCTCAAGTATTTGTTTTTTGTATCTTCCCAATTCATATAGATAATATCATCATAGAAATGTGTCTCGGTAGATACTCTATTCTGTTTCTTTAAACTAGCCAATCTCTTCTTGGCATACTTGTTTTTCCATATATCAGTTAATGCTTCTACTGAATTGTCAAATCTTCTTACTAGTTTGTCTTCTTTAATCTCTTCTCTTAAAAATTCTTTAGTGTTCTCATATAGTTCGCCAAAGTATATACCTCTAGCGTGTTCAGATTTAATTAGTTTCTTATCTATTCCTAGTTGATTATAAGTAAACGTATGTGACCTATTTCTATGGTCTCTCTTATGTGGTTGGCCTGTATCTTTCTTGGCAACATACCATTCAAAGTATTTGTAAGTATGATTTTTCATTAACCATTGTTGTATCATTTTTCTAGTCTTTAATAGTGGTTCATATGATACACTACCTGCTGTCCAACCCATTTTCTTCCAGTATTTTAATCTATCGTATTGTGATAATGGTATCTCTT